CAATAAGAGATTCATTTAAGTTGTTGGTAGAGAATAATTTACAAACATTACAAGAGGATTTTGATAAATTAAACGAGGCTGAAAGAATAAAATATACTATTGAATTGGCTAAGTTTTGCTTACCTACTTTAAAAGCTATTGAAATGAGTGGAGAAATTAACACAACTCAAAGACAACCTATTGTATTTATTGAAAAGTAATGCCAGAGTTTTCTAATAAATATTTACCATTATTTAACTTATTAAACGGAGTTCATCCAAAAGTAGATACTGTTCTTATTTCTGGCGGGCGTGATTCAGGTAAAACATTTGCGGTAACTTCTTTTGTGCCAATAGCAGCAGCAGATTTTAACCACAGAATATTATTTACAAGGCAAACAATGTCGAGTACAGACAGATCAATAACATTAGCTTTAGACAATAGGTTGGAATTATTAGGATTAGAGCAAGATTTTGAGTTTGCAAACAATGATTATAAGACTAAACACAATAAAGGTTTAATTTCTATTACAGGTCAAAAAACAAGCGTAGGAACTCAAACGGCAAAGCTTAAATCATTAGAAGATTATTCAATGTTTATAACCGAAGAGGGCGAAGAGCTAACTGGTTATGAAGATTGGAAAAAAGTAAAGCGTTCAATAAGAGCAAAAGACGTTCAAACAATTTCAATAATCGTTTTCAACCCACCTACAAAAGCTCATTGGATGTATGAGCAATGGTATAAATCTATACCAGATGGATTTAATGGCGTTGTAGACAATATCATGTACATTCACACTAACTACTTAGATAATGGCAAAGATAATATGTCGCCATCTAATTGGATTGATTATGAAAGTCTAAGGGTTTTATATAATCAGTATTTAGAAACGCAAAAAGATTTAAGAGCAGACCTATCAAAGAAAGTAATTAAGGGCTATAAAGAATATAAAAATATTGTTTTAGGAGCTTTTAGAGATACGGCCGAGGGAGTTGTATTTGATTATGAAATAGGTGAGTTTGTGTCAAATGAATATGAAGATGTGTTTGGGATGGATGTTGGATATAATGACAGTACAGCAGTTGTTAAGGTATCAGTAGATAAGAAACAAAAGAAAATATTCTTAGATGAAGTCTTTTATAAGTCAAATCAAATCCCTGATACTATTGTTGAAGCGATTAAGCCAATAGTAGGCACTAAGCGTATTTGGTGCGATAATCAGGCTAAGATGTTTATAAAGGATTTGCAAAATAAAGGATTGAATATAAAGCCTTGCGAAAAGCCAAAGATTACGGATTCTATTTTGACGATTTTGAACTATGAAATAATAGTTACACCAACATCAAAGAATTTAATATTTGAATTAAATAATTATAAATGGGCTGATGGTAAAAAAGATGAGCCTATTGATGCTTTTAATCATGCAATAGATGCATTTAGATACGCTGCAATAATTAAGATAGGTAGAAAAACACCAATGCCATTATGAGTAAGACAAAAATAAATTTAGGGGATAGTTTCCAAAAAGAAACAAATCGCATTCATTTAAAAAGGTTATTTCCTTTTTTAAGTCAAGAGTTTAGGCAATTAAATAAATCGGAATTAAACAAATTAGAGGTTTTGCATGAGCTATTCGGAAGCAAGGAAACAGATTTGGAAAAGCTTAAAGTTCTATTTAACTATCAGTCTATTTAAGATTGATGTTAGCTTTAAAACAGCTGGCAGGTTTATAGATTTAGAAACTTATATTAAGGATCATGACGATGAAGCGTTTATAAAAGCAACTGTTAAACCTCGAATACCATTTGTGAGTATTCCTGAAAAGGTTAAGGCTTATGCCATGGCTTTATACATGATTGAGGCTAACGAAATAAAAGAAGATGAAACGTTTACATGGATTTATAACCCGCCTCAATTTGTTGGCAATGGCAAGGTAACGCAAGGTAGTATAGAACGTGAGGCATTTGCAAAGACATACGGTGGGTACGTGGAAATGGTTTATTTGTGCTGCAATCAAGACCCGACTAAGTGGGAGGAGATTTTTAACTGGGAAACAAAGAAGTTTCTTTTTTTATCAGCTTACTTATTACGGAAAAAAATAGTAGAAGGACTAGATTAAATATTATGAACGCAAAAGATTTAAGGATTGGTAATTGTGTTTTACTTGACACGGGGTTAACACTCCCAGATTTTCACATAATAAGAGCAAATGATATTCAGGTAATTGATGATAAAATATTAAAAGACATTTCTATTGAACCAATACTATTAACTGAAGAAATATTATTAAAGTTTGGATTTGAAAAGATAGGCGATAACCTTTATGAAAAAGACGGTATTCAACTTGAATTTGGTTGGTATGAGCAAATAACCGTACATGTTAATTCTGTTTTTGTAGTAAATATTAATTATTTTCACCAACTACAAAACTTAGTTTATGCTTTAACTGGTGAAGAATTATGAACGAGTTATCAACATTAACCAACTTCTTAATAGATCAATTTGAAGCTGATGATTTAGTTAATACCATTACTATGGTTCCAACTAAACACATTGATAACAATAAAGAAAACATCTATCAATTAGTTAATATAGACTACCTACAAAGCGAAGTTTTAGAAGACGCAATAGTTGCGAGGTATTTAATCACAGCCGTTCAGCAACGAGATATTAAGCCTAAAAAATTAGATAGTAAATTAAGATTAGATATTAACTTAATTGATAACTGGAACGAAACGCATTCAGTAATTCAAAGGTTTTTAAATCAGTTTAAGTCAAATCACTTTAAAGATAATATTGATTTAGAAAGTGCAACAACAACAACTGTTTTGCAAGATTGGAATAAAAACGGTTTAGATGGTCATCAAATTACTATTGAATTATCTATTCCAAATTTAGGTAGCGGATGTTAGAAACTAAAGAGATAAGAGCAATAGCGCAAAAGATAGTTGACATATCAAAGTCAACAGCCAGACGTGATACAGGCTTTTTAAAGCGTTCTATTTCTTACACAGTTGAAAGTAACGTGTACATTTTTGTTGAAGTCTTTTACGGTCAATTTGGAACTAACTCAAAGCTAGAACAAAACGCTAAAAGAATGATGCCTAGCGGTGTGAAGTGGAGAATGAGATACACCGACATTAACAGGAGCGTATTACAAGATGGTTCTATTCAAACTGGTAGGAACTCATTAGGTAAGATATTCAACAATTTAAGGCAAAGCACAACTGCAGTTACAAACTTAATTAATAGAATTAGAAGAAGTGGCGAAAAGGCGAACAAGGCAACAAATTGATGCTGATAAGATAATCAGAGGTCAGTTAATGGATTTAGGTGAAAAAGTTTACGAGCAAGCTAAAGAGCAATCGAGGGTTGCTAAAGACTTATATTATCTTACTGATAGGGTTGGTTCAAAAGGTGGTTTAAGAAAAGCGGGCGGAACGTTAAGAGATTCGGTAAACTTTAAGCCAATTAGCGACACGGTGCTATTATTAGTTCAAGTTAATTACGGAGCGTTTCAGTCTCCAAATGAATTGATAGAGGCTATTGAAGATCATATTGATGAAACAACAGATTTTATAATAAGTGAAATAATGGAAAAAATGACGGCAGATTATGGTAGTAAGTAATATAACAATACAGCATAGTGATAATATCCTTGCAAGGGATAGTTATATCATCGCTTACACCGATACGGTTACAGGAATTAGCGGTTCAATCGGTGTTGATAACGGAGATTTAAACCTATCATCTTTTGATTGGTGCCCTTTTTTTGTAACCAATGCTGTTTATTCTAATGCTTTATTTTCTGCAAGTAAAGACGGCTCAGGGAATAGCTTTTCTTTTCAAGCATTAAATCCTAACATCGTATTCACAGATTATTACGGCATAAGACAGGGAGCTTTTGGCACCCCAATAATTATTACAACTGGATTCATAAAAACAATATCAACAGTAACCGTACCCGATGTAGCTCCAATACCTGCAGGTTTACCCATAATTAATAGAACTGCAATAGATGCTCAAACCAAAATTAAGTTTTGTAACAGCCCTTTATTTTTAAGGCATACCATTTCAGGATTAGAAACTTCAATAACAGTAAGTTTATTTATTTGGAACGGTATAATTAAAAAGCCTTTATCATTAGCTAACATCACTTTAAAGAAATCCAAAGTAAGTAACTCTGATAATTACATTTCGATTGAAATAAGCGATTTGATACGTCCTTATATTAATCCTAACTTTGCGTACAACAGAGCAGCAAAGCCAGCGATAACAACGCAGGGCGTATTTTTACAAGCGGTTATTGAAACTAATTTAGGAGTTAAAACTTTTACGAATACTAATTTTGTAACGCTCGGTTATAGATGGAACTATGAGCAGAATATAATCGGTGATAACGGTGTGCAAAATTACGGAGCAAGTGGTTTTATAGTTCCGGTTGAAAAATGGTATAACCCTAAAATACATAATTACTTCTTTCAGGACTTTGATTTTACTAAAACGGTTGATAATGCAACAAGTGAAAACATCGTTCGATACAACGCAATTACACCAACTAAATTAAGATGTACGCAAGACCCGAGCTTAATTGTTTTTATAAACAAATTAGGACTTTGGGAAACGTTCACACCTCACGGCAAATTCACAGCATCAAGTAAGGTAACAAGGCAGGACACCAACGTAAGCCACAGAGACCCTTCGCAAGTTGATAATAGTTTCATTCATTCCAGAGTTTCAAATGCCCTAGAAGTAAAGCAAAGCTATGTTATCAATACAGGTAGTCTGGAAGAGAACATGACCTCAATTATTGAAGAGCTTATCTATTCACCAAAGGTTTATTTGATAAGGTTTAAGGGAGATTTTGAATTAGTTACTACGGTTGGAATTACTATTGATAGCACATTAGTAACTATTGACAGTACGTTAATCACAATCGACAATCAAACGATAACAGCAGAGTATTTAGGAAGCTTTAAAACACACCAACAAATACCAGTTGTGATTACGGATGAAGATTATACACGTAAAACAAGGTTGAACGATAAGATTGCTATTGATTACAACCTAAAGTTTGAAGAAACTAACAATAAAATTAACCAGATAAGGTAGAAATTATGACATCAGAAAGAATTAAAGAAATACAAGAAGGAACAGCTTATCCTGAAAGTTCTAGTGTTAAACAAGCTTTATTGCAAGTATGGAACGAATGTGAACAAGAGAGGGTAAAAACTGATTGTGGCTGTATTACGGTTGTTAGTGTGCATAAAGCTTATGAATGTGTTAAGTGTGGTAAGCTTGTAAAAGGAATATAATCAAATAAGATGATAACAGAGGTATTTGTTTCTTTAGATGGCTTAAATTATGAGCGTTTAGACTTAGAAAATGAAGAAAGTATCCCTATGCGATACACTTTAAAGGATACTCAAGACATTTCTAAGATATTTAGTGCCTATTCTTTGGACTTTTCATTCAGCGCAACCCCTAAAAACTTGATTAATTTGGGTTTTTTCGGCAATACAGAGGTAATAAAGCTCGAAGATTACCGTAAATTAAGGTGTAAAATCTATGTAAACAGCCTATTAAATCAAAATGGACTGTTAAAATTAGAGAATATTACCTATAAATTCGGCAAGCCTAGTGTGATTAGCGCAAGTTTCACTACCAATATGAACTCTTTACGTGATAGAATTGGGGATGATACCCTTGATTTATTAGGAAATAAGATAGTGGGTTGGATGCCTGTTGATGTAAAGAACTCATTGCAAGCAGTAACCAATACTGATATTGAAGGAGTGCCTTTGAAATACTTCACACCGCTCGCAAGTTTAAACAGGGTTTGGAATTACAATCAAAATGTATCTGTTTTAGATAATATCGCTTATGATCCGGCTAAATTACCAACTTCTAACAATGTAATTAAAGGCTCGGAGCTTAGACCTGCTATCAGCCTATCTACAATCATAGAGCTTATTAAAAAGAAATATCAACTATTAATTACATCGCCTTTAGAGAATTTAAGCGAATACAAAGACGCTTATGTTTGGTGCATGAATGATAAAATAGTTGGTTTAAATACAATATCTACTTTTGATTTAATAAGAAATTTATCAGTTCTTAAAGTAAGAGGCGAAACAAGGATTGAAGACATTACTAAGCCTTACAAGTATAGTATAACATCCAACACCTCTAACAAATCATTTAAAATAACCAGGTTTAATAATGACAGACCTTACGACACTTTTGTAACCCTAACATTGGTTTTTGAAAACGTGGTTATCATGGATTCGCAAACCTCACCATCGGTTAACATTTCTTTAACCCGATTAGGTAGTGATGAAATATTTATAAGCGAAAGCTTTGAGATAATAAACGGTTCGGCAATTTGTCAAATTCAAATACCAGACCTTTATTTAGTTTCAGATCAATTAGAATTTCAAGTTAAAGCAAAATTCAACACCTCTGCTATTTGGACTAATTCTAAAGTAGAATTTAGTTATCGTTATTATACAATCACAGGTCTATTCAATAGAAGAACACAAGCGACCTTCTTTTATGATTCTAATGTAAACAACAACAACCTATCAATGGGCGGTGCTACCATTAATTTAATAAAAGCATTACCATCTATCAAAGTCATTGACTTTTTAACATCGTATTTCAAAGCGTTTAATATTGCTGTTTTAGATGTTTCTCCGGATGATGATAGTTTATATTGGTACACGCCTCAAGATATTTTAGCAAATAAAAAAGAGGTTACTTATGTAGCAGATATTGAAGAGGTACAAAAATCTGTTCAAGACGATTTTAACTATTATATTTTCAAACATGCTGATAGCAATTTTAAATCAAATGTAGATTATAAAACAGGTGCCGGGGTTGATTACGCTCAAACAAGTTTTCCAGAATTAAAACCAAAAGAAGCGAAGGAATTCAAAGTTGAAACTAATTTTACTTTAATACCTCCAGTTGGTTTATCAGGATTAAACGATGTAAAAACTATGTACGGTTTTCAAAGCGGCCAGCCCGAAATATTAGAGACAGGCGAAGCGAGATACAATCCCAATTTTGGCGAACTTGTTTTATTTTACTCACATGGCAATCAGTCAATCAATGGTTCTTTAGGTGTTCAAAGCTCTTTGCTTTCGGGAGCCTTAACAAATCAACCAATATCATCTTACATCAAGGTGATGCCATTTACTTTAGATAATAAGAGCTTTTCATTTTCGGTATTGGTAAACGATAACGTGGCTTATCGAGATAATTTATTTATCAGGTATTATTCTGAAATAATCAAAAGATACATTGAACAAAACGTGATGAAACACGAGTTTAAGCTTATTTTAAACGCACAACAAATCAGAGATTTTAGATTAGAAAATGATATTGTTATTGGAGAAAACAAATTCAGTATTATCGATTCTACTATTGATATAACCACAGGAAAAACAAATTTAACCCTACTTAATTACTAAGATGGAAGATAAAGAACAACGGATTAAGATTCAGTTTGACACCAATGCTGATGAAACCTCTAAAAAAGTAGATGGGTTAAGCAGCAAACTTGGTAATAATACAAAAGAAACTGATAAAGTATCGGAATCGCAAAAGAAAGCGACAAAATCAAGTAAGGGTTTAGGTGGCAGTATTGATGATTTAGGTGGGCCGATTGGCAATGCTATATCAGGTTTTAAGGGCATGATTAAGCAAGCTTGGCTTTTAGTTGCAAATCCTATTGTGGCTACATTTGTTGCAATCGCTGGTGCTTTAGCCTTGGTGTTTAAAGCATTTACAAGTACAAATGATGGTGCTGATAAATTAGATCAGATACTTTCAGGATTGAGTGCCGTTGTTGATGTTTTGCGAGATAGGTTTTTAAAACTTATTTCATTAGATTTTAAAGGTGCATTTTCGGGCGTAGGTGATGAAATAGAAAAGGAGTTTAAAAGTGCATCTAAATTAGCTAAGGCGATACAAGATGTAGAAGATGCCACAAGAAATTTAGGTGTATCAAGAGCAAAATTAAATAGAGATTTAGCAGCTTCAAAAGAAATAATTACAGACGAGACCGCAAGCTATGCCGATAAAAAGAAAGCAATTGAAGCTGTTAGAATAGCAGAGGGCAGACAAACTGAATCTGAATTATCAAACGCTAAAAAGAAGTTAAAATCTATATTAGATCAAAACGCTTTATCAGACACAAGCGATGCGAATTTACAAAAAGCAGCCGATGCTCAAAGTGCTGTTTTTGAATTAGAACAAAGAAGTGCTGAAAATAGAAGGTCAATTAGAAAGACCGAATTAAAAGCAGATAATGAAGAAAAGTCGAGACTAAAAGAAATATCTGATGCTAAAATAGCAGCTAATAAACAAAGAATAGCTGATGAAAAAATAGCTGATGAAAAGGCAAAAGCAGACGAAAAGTCACGCTTTGAAAAAAGACAAAAGGAGTTAGATGATTTTGCAGCAAAAACTGAAATAGATGCTTATGTAAAAAAAGAAGATGATAGAATTAAAAAAATATCAGATGATGATAAAAACCATGCTATTGGTTTAGATAAATTAAAAGCTCGATTAGCAGAAGATGTGCAAGCTAATCAAGAATCGACTGATGAAAAAATAGCAATAGACAAAGCGGCATTAGAACAAAAGCAAAAAAACAAAGACGATATATTAGCAACAGGCGATGCTTTAATTGCAGGATTCAACCTTTTAGCTGGTAAAAACAAGAAGATGCAAAAAGCTGCTATTATTGCAGAGGCGGCAGTATCTTTAGGCAAGGTTGGAGCTAATATCGCAACAGGGGTTTCTAAAGATGCGTCTAGCGGGGCAATAGCTTCTGTTCCTTTAATCATAAAAACAATAGCAACCGGAGCGTTAGCAACAGGTTCTATTATAGCGAATACATCAAAAGCATTAAAGGCTTTGGGCGGTGGAAGTGCGCCAAGTGATGCAGGCGGTTCTACACCTAGACCAGGAGGTGGAAGCACAAGTTCAGCAGCTCCACAAGTCTCATTCCAAGCATCAAGAGAGAATCAAATAGCTACTAGCGTATCTAAGAATAATGCTAATCAACCTCCGATTCAAGCTTTTGTAGTAGGCAAGCAAGTAACAACTCAACAATCATTAGATAACAATAAGATTAAATCAAATTCTATATAATGGCAAAAGAAAACAGATTAGTTTCTTATCCTAAAATGTGGATAGTTTTAAAATTAAGAAACGAGGCAAAGAAAAAGGAATGTTCTATTAGCGAAATAATATCAGACGCTTTATTTCAATACTTTAATAAAAAAAGCTAGTGTTTATTTATAACATTTAGGGTTTTCTTCCCTCATTGATAACGCAACGGAATAAGCATCTTCATAGGTTTGATATTCTTGAATAGAAAAGTTGTAATTCCTTTGATTAGACATATCCCAATAATCATATTGGATAGATAACAAAATCTTATCTATTTTTTCTGTAATCATTATTTCGCATTTATCAGGTTTTCTAACATCATTAGTTGCAAGCCAAATGCAATCAAATCTTTTAAGTTCTTCTAAATATTCTAATAAAGAATCTACACTATCAAATTTAAACCTTTGAACATCGCCTTTATAAATTGCTAAATATAATGTTATCATTAGCGGGCGTTTTCTAAATTGATAGCTTTGATTCGCTCATAAGAAGCGATTGAAACGAACATTAGAGCAACCGTTAAAAGGAAATAAATCAAGTATGCGATTCTAAATTTCATTAGAAAGGTTTTAGGTTTTTATTTAGTCTAATTTTTTTAGTATTTTTTATTAAGGCTCCAAGTTTATTAGTGCCACGAAAAGTTATTTTTGTATTATATCCTAAAATCTCTTTCTTTAAACTTTCTAATTTGGAAGGGTTTTTAAA